TTTAAATGGTGAAACCTTAGTAAGAATTGACAGTTCAATTGATGTCGAAGGATTAGAAACTTTTACCGCGGTTAATATTGGCACTATCGAGGGTGATAGACGTGTATCAATGGCAGATAACGGCAAGCAATTGATGGTATTAGTACCAGGCGGCAATGCTTATATTATTGACGAAACAGCAGGCACCCCATTTATAGAAATAACAGACGCAGGATTTCGCGCAAGTGGCAATCCTCAACTAGTTGTATTTGTTGATTCATTCTTTGTTTGCTCAACGGATAGTAAAAAGTTTACAAAATCAGCTAGTAACGATGGTAATAGTTGGAATGCTTTAGATTTTAGCAGCGCAGAAAGCGACCCCGATGATATTACATCATTGCACGTTTATAATAATAAACTATACGTTGCAGGCTCAGAAACCATAGAAGAGTTTAGAAACTTAGGCATAGGCGGCTTTCCCTTCCAGCGCACGGGCTTTTTTATTGATAAAGGTGTATTTGCTCCATTCTCTATGATTAGCTCAAATAACGGCTTTATGTGGATTGGTGGCGGCACTAATGAAAGTCCGGCAATATGGGCCCTAGTTGGCAATCAACCACAAAAGATTTCAACGACTGCCATAGATTCGTCTTTACAGTCATTTACGCAAGAAGAAATTAGCAATTCGTTTGCTTACTCATACGCGCAAAAAGGCGCTTACTTTGTTGGATTCTCATTTCCTGATAGAACATTTGAATACAATACAATTACCGGTAAATGGAATGAAAGAAAGTCACAAATAATCAATTCTAAAGGCTTGACTGAAACAATTAGATGGCGCGTTAATTCTTTGGGTACTGCTTACAATCGTGTGTTAGTTGGTGACTCTCAAGACGGTCGTATCGGCAGTGTTGATATAGATATTTATTCTGAATACGATAACGAGATAATCAGAGTCATAGCCGTTCAGCCTTTAGCTAATCAAGGTAATGCTTTATCAGTCAGCATGTTAGAAGCTACTTTTGAAAGCGGTGTAGGCAATACGGAAACACCCAACCCACAAATAAGACTATCTTTTTCTAAAGACTCTAAGACGTTCAGTGATGAATTATCACGTAGTCTTGGCAAGGTAGGAGAATATAACAGGCGTTCAATTTGGTATCGGCTAGGCAGATTCCCAAGACTAGCAGTGTTCAAATTTGAAATGAGCGACAAAGTAAAGCCCGTATTTATTAAACTAGAAGCGAGTGTAAAAGGTGGCGTTTAGATTTGCACAGCCTGACAGCGAAAGGCCAGCGGTTAACCCTGACGGTACAATGTCAGTTCAATTTCGTAACTGGGCCAAAAACGTTACCGACCAAGGCGTGATAGTTGGCGAAGGAAGTCCGGAAGGAGTAGTTCAAGCACTATTAACGGCTCAATATATGGATAGCACAGGCTCGACAGGCTCAGTACTGTATATAAAGCTAGTTAATGATATACTAGGAGACACTACAAAAGGGTGGATCTTAGTTATGAATGCTTTAAAAGCAATTGATGATATATGTGTAGGCGGAAATAGAAAACTAAATCGTGAAAGCCTGCTTAAATATGAAGAATTCGCAAAGAAGCAGCCGCAACTAGCAATACCTGTAAAGCATCACATTCATGGTGGTATGTACGGCAGAGAAATTACCATACCAAAAGACACAATAATAACAGGTCAGATTTACAAGTTTAATCACTTTGATGTAATGATTGGCGGAGATATAACCGTATCAACTGACAGCGGAGAGAGTAAAAGATTTACAGGGTATAACTTCTTTAGCGGCATGGCAGGCAAAAAAAGAGCAGGTTACGCGCATGAAGAAACAACATGGATAACCTTTCACCCTTTTACCGGTAAGTGTGGCGATGATATACAGGATTTTATTACGGCAGATAGTTTTGAGGAATTAGAGGTGTTTAATACTGCCATAAACAGAGGGGACTATCTCTCTTTTGTGGAAAGTATAGGTATGGATCAAAAACAGATAGATGAACAAGTAAATAATACTGATGATATGTCAGACTTAGAAATTGACGGCGTTTATGTTTCAGATTCAAAGATACAAGGGAAAGGCCTATTTGCTTATTATGATTTCAATCAGGGTGATATAATTTGCTTGGTTAGAGATGGAAATAAAAGAACTATAGCCGGTAGGTACTCAAACCATGCCATACAACCAAACGCTGAAATAGTAATGATAGATAAAGAGTGGGTTTTAAGGGTGCTTTCTCCAATATTTGAAGCGGAAGAAATAACCGTTAGCTATAGAGATGTACTAAACAATAGATTTATAGAGGGTGATTTATGTCAGGAATAGCAACGGCCTTAGTGGCTTCCGCTGTAATTGGTGGGGTGGCGGCGAACAAAGCGAGCAGTAAAGCAAGCAAAGCATCGTCAGCGGCAGCAAGCGAAGCAAGGGACGCGACAAACTTATCCTCTGAACAAGCAAGAGGTGACGTTAACCGCCTTATGGCTCAGGCTAGGCAGGATTCTAATCAGGGATTTCAGGGCGCTTTAGGTGTGTTTGAAAACGTTGTACCTCAACAGTCTGATATATTCCAACAAGGAAATATTAACGCGCAAAATACTTTGCTGTCGGGTTTATCACAAACACAAAACGCCATACTAGGCGGCAATGTTGATTTAAGTCAATTACAAGCGACCCAGCAATTTCAGCCTGATTTTAGCTTTTTAAATCAGCAACCGGCACCAACAATACCAACAGAAACACAACCACAATCACCGATGCAAGGTATAGTTCCTCCTGCTAGGTTTACCGGTGGCGTTAACTTTAACCCTATGGATTTTTCAAACATGGGCGGATTTAGACATAACAACATGGGGCGGTTTAGATAATGGCTAACATTAATCAAATGATGGGCTTGCAGATGCAGCCTCAAGTACAGAACTTTAATCAATCACCTTTACAGCAGGTTCAAGGTTTAGCTACTGATGGCGCGTTTGATCGCACATCACAATTCAACCCTAACCAGCAATCTATTCAAACTTTGGGCGGCGTTGTTCCTGGGCAAGTATCACAAACAATGGCACCACAAGCGCAAACGATGCAAGCACAACAACAAATTGTACAACCTAGCGGCGGTAGTCAAAACTTTGGGCTGGCCGGTGCTGAATTAGCTTTAAATTCAGGATTACAAGGAGCAGGACAAGCATTTCAACAAGGCCAAAACGCATCATTAGATTCTTTGCTTTTCGGCAATAATGCGGCACAACTAAACCTATCACAAGGCGTTAATGCTTTAGGTGGTAACTTTGCAGGTCAAGCACAACCAGTAACCGGTAATTTTAACAGTCAATCACAAGGTGTATTGGGCAACTTTAACGCCAACGCAAATACTGTTAACGGCAACTTTGATGCTAACGCTGTAAACGTTGACCCCATGACAGGTCAGCCGTTATTTAACCAAGCCGCTCAAGGTGTAGGGCAATTTGCAGGCGCAGGACTACAAGCCCAAGGCTTACAATCTGCTTTAAGTGGCGCACAAGGTCAACAAGCATTTGATAACGCTTTTATTAACTCACCTGTTCAAGCTTTTCTAAGAGAGCAAGGCGAGTTATCACGTATTAACCAAGCAACCGCAACCGGTGGTTTAGGTGGTGGCGAGATACAAAAAGAATTATTACGATTTGGGCAAGGTTTAGCCGGTACGCAATTACAACAACAAGTGCAAAACTTAGGTCAATTATCACAACAAGGCCAACAGGCGGCAGCGCAGCAAGGCCAATTCTTGAGTCAAGCAGGCCAGCAACAGGGCCAACTAGCAGGGCAAAACGCGCAGTTAGGCACACAAACCAATCTAGCTAATCAAGCCAGCGCATTGAGAGCAGCACAGACCAATGCACAACTAGGCACTCAAGCCAGTATGTCAAATGCGGCTAATCGTTTAAGCGCAGCAGGGCAAACGGCGCAGATGGCTAACCAAAATGCTATGGCTAATTCTGCAAACCAATTGAGAGCGGCACAAACTAACGCGCAACTAGGCACACAAGCAAGCTTACAAAATGCAGCAACGGACGCGGCACAAGCAAGGGCGCAGGCTCAATTATACGGACAAGGCGCAGGGATTAACGCGTCAATGTTTGGTCAAGGCGCGAATATACAGGCTAATACAGGCGTTAATATTGGCAATCTATTAGCTAGTACTGGGCAGAATTTAGCAGGGTTTAGAAGTCAAGCAGGACGCGACCTATCAAGCCAAATAGGGCAAACAACGGGCGCTTTATCTCAATTCCAAAACCAACAAGGTTCAGGGGTGGCGGATCTATTAGGAACAAGTGGTATCAATATTGGCAACCTGTTAAGCGGCCAAGGTCAGTTTAACGCAGGTCAAAGCGCACAAGAGGCGCAACTTTTAGCGAACATAGGCACAGGAACAGGAAGCCAACTATCAAACATAGCTACCAATCAAGGAGCGGCGCAAGCTCAAGCGGCATTGTTGCAAGGGCAAAACACGCAAAACCTAATAGGTAATTTGGCAGGTGCTTACGGTGCCTATGTTGGCAATCAAACGCCACCAGGAACCACAACACCACAGAGTAGTTCAGCACTAGCGGGGATAGTATAATGGCGTTTAATCCGGTATTAAATTTTAATCAAGGCGTGTCTTTAGCTGGTAATATACAAGGCCAGCAACAACAAAACCAAATAAACAACCTGCAACAGGGTATCGCTCAACAGGTGCAGCAAGGTGGGTTTAATCCTGAATCAAGTTTAGATTTTCAGCAATTGTCAGTACTCGACCCTGCAAGAGCTAGTGTCACAGCTAAAAACTTTGAGGACTTATCCAAGCAAAGAAAAAAAGCATATTTTACAGATATGCGGTCGGCTAGGGAGATGTTAGAAGCAGGCAATAATGACGGTTTTCTTGATTTATTTTCAGGCAGATTACAGGACATAGAAAGATTAAAAGGCGATACACAAGGCACTAAAATGGTACTTGATAAGTTTTTATCAGGTGATGTTAACGGTGTTATTGAGGGGCTAAAAAAGGCAGAAGTTGCCGGAATTGAAATGGGCATGCTTAGTGATCCATTAGATAGGGAGTTAAAAAAAGCAAATATAACCACTAAAGGCAAGTCCTCAAACATGAGAGAGGTAGAGTTGCTGATAGCTATGGCAGAGGCGGATCCAAATGGTGAGACTATCAAAGGAAAAGCTGCATTAATAGAGTTAGGTTTAGTGGCTAAAGCATCTAAAACAGCAGCAGAAAGAATAGCGGAAAACGAAGAACTAGCTAAAAAAGTAGTTCAAGTCGAGGCGGATAAGGCGGCAGCAACAGAAGGTGCGAAGCTAGGGCAGCAATTAATATATAAACCTAAAATAATGGACGCTGTTAAACTAGCTGAAAAACAAGCAACGGAAAGAGGTGAAGTATTAACAAGCTTGCAAAGGTCACAAGCCGCATTACCTGGATTAACAGAAGCAGTGGACGAATTAAAAGAATTATCACTTATTGCTACTAGTACGTTTGGCGGTAAATTATTTGATGCGGCAATAAAGCAATCAGGGTTTGGCTCAACTAAAGGCGCAACATCTAGAGCTAAGTTTGTTGCTATTGTAAATAATCAAGTATTACCATTATTAAAAGAAACTTTTGGCGCAGCATTTACAGCGGCAGAAGGGCAAGAGTTAAAGGCTACAATGGGTAGTCCTGACTCATCACCAGAAGAGAAAATGGTTGAGCTAGAAGCGTTTATGGCTCAAAAAATAAGAGACATAGAAACAAAGCAGCGTCAACTTAGTCAGCCTGTATCGCCAACAGGTAATACAGTGCTTTCCGATGTAGATTTAGTAAATAAATACTTATAGGTGACAAATGCCAACTAAACAACAGTTAATGACAGCGCTTAGAAACGCAGACGCAGCCGGTGACACAGACGCAGCAAGAAGAATCGCTGCTATGATATCCGCACAGCCACAAGAGGTTATAACACAACCTCAAACAGCCGCTAGCGAGCAAGCCGGTAATTTAGATGTTCCTGGAGGTGGTCAAACGTCACAGGCACATGCAACACCAACAGCATATCAACAAGCTTTAGGCGGATTAGAGAATGTAGGCGCTTTAGTTTCTGGTGCTATTGCCGAGCCTTTAGCTGGTATTGCCGGCATTGCTCAATCAATTAACCCTTTTGCAGATAAAGGAGCAGGAGCGCGAGCAGTTGAGGCAACAAGAGAAGCGCTAACATTTCAGCCAAGCACCGAAACGGGGCAAGCGCAACAGCAAGCAATAGGTGAAGCACTTGCGCCAGTTGGTGAGGCTTTATCATCTACGGAAAAATTCTTAGGTAATAATGTTTTAGAATTAACGGGTAGCCCTGCTTTGGCTGCTATTGCTCATTC